CTCACGCCCTAGAATGGTAAAGAATGTTGTATCTCAGGCTACAATCGACAAGATTAAGTCTGATGGAATGACAGCAGCACTTAAGAAGGTTGGCGCTGGTAAGGCATCAGCAACATATGTAGAAGGCGTAAAGCGTATGTACGGTGCTAGTCGTATCGTTGCAGCAAAGAAGGCAAACAAGGCAGCAGTAGCAAAGGGAGCACAGAACGCAATTGTTTCTGGTTATGGATACATGCCACCTAAGCGCGGCGGCGGCGGTCGTAATTCATCAATGCGATAATCTATTTAATTAACAAATACGAATAACAGGAGAAATAAAATGCCGGCAAAGAAAAAAGCGGTTACACCGCCTAAGACTAAAAAATTGGTTATTCCTGACAAATGGTTAATGCCTGTACGACCAGGCGACAAGCCTGGTGTTCGACAGAATATGCCTGTACGACCAGGCGACAAGCCTGGTGTTCGGATTAACTTGTCTAGACGAGGAAATCGTTAATTATGGCTGCTGCAAAAAAAGCAGTTGCTAAAAAAGTTAAAGTACAAGGACCAAGTAACTATACACCAAATAGTGCAGTATATAAACTTCCAATGACTCCTAAGCAAATGAGAGCATTTGGTAAATTAAATATGAGCCCTAAAACAAGTCAGACTATTTTTACTTTACCTAAAGGTGCAGAAAAGTTATCTGTTACAGAAAAAAAGCAAATGCAAGCACGTAGAACTGCAGACCGCAAGCGTACATTAGCACGCGCTGAAGCAATTATTCGTCGTACGCGTTAAACAATTTTTAATCAATCGTTAGGACAATAATGGCAGACATCAAACTCATCGCACGTCGCGTAGAGGCTATGAAGCATCGTGCTTATGAGCGCGATACCCAAATGGCCAACGTACTTGCTGTGCGCCAAGGAAAGATGGTCGAGATATTTCCCGACATGTTTCCTGAGGGCATGTCTAATGCGATGGTTGCTAACTTTGTTGACGTTGCAGCACGCGACTTGGCAGAGGTTTTAGCACCTCTACCTTCGATTAATTGCTCTACTACAAATGTAACATCAGACAATGCTCGTGAGTTTGCTGACAAGAGAAGCATGATTGCAAACAATTATGTTTACACATCTCGTTTGCAGACTCAAATGTATCCAGGTTCTGACCAGTATTTCTCCTATGGTTTCTTGCCTATACATGTTGAAGCAGATTGGGATTCTAATCTTCCACGTATTCGGGTGGAAGACCCAACTGGTGTTTACTATGAGCGTGACCGTTTTGGTCGTTTAGTTGCATACGCAAAGCGTTACAACAAATCACTAGGTGAACTCGTCAATGAGTTCCCTGAGTTTGATCGTGCAATTCTGGGTCAGTATGGTTATGACCAGAACTTAAACCAAGATGTTGAAGTTATCCGCTATATGGATAAAGAATCAATCATCCTGTATGTACCTTCACGCAAAGATTTAGTCCTTAGCCATGCTAAGAACCCTATGGGTAAAATGACTGTAGTAGTTGCAGAGCGTCCATCTATTGATGGAAAGCCTCGCGGACAGTTTGACGATGTAATCTTTGTGCAACTTGCTCGTGCTCGTTTTGCTAACCTTGCCATGGAAGCGGCTGAAAAGTCAATCCAGGCCCCACTTGTAGTACCTGATGATGTTCTGGATATGCCTATGGGTCCAGATGCAATTATCCGTACTACAAATCCAAATGGTGTTGGGCGTGTTCGTTTGGACATTCCCACTGCTGCTTTTCAGGAGCAATCAGCACTCCAATCAGAATTAAGACTTGGTGCTCGATATCCTGAGGGTAGAACTGGAAACATTGACGCTAGTGTTATCACTGGTCAAGGTGTCCAGGCATTACTTGGTGCTTTTGACTCTCAGATTAAGGCTGGTCAAACAGTCCTTGCTGAGGTGTTGGAAGATGTAATCAAGTTATGTTTTGAAATGGATGAAACCCTTTTCAATGAAAAGAAGACAGTTAGAGGAACCGCGCAAGGAACACCGTACGAGTTAAAGTACATGCCAAGCAAGGACATTAAGGGCGATACTTCTGTAGAAGTCCGATATGGCTTGATGGCTGGATTAGACCCTTCACGCGCTCTAATTTTCTCTCTCCAAGCATTGGGTGCTGACTTAGTATCTAAGGACTTTATTCGTCGTGAGTTACCATGGAGCGTTAACGTTACTATGGAAGAACAACGTATTGAGATTGAAAAGATGCGCGAAAATCTTACTGCATCAATTACTGCAAGCGCGCAAGCAATTCCAGCGATGGTAGCACAGGGTGCTGACCCATCTAAATTAATTGAAAATATTGCAAACGTTATTGAACGTCGTCGCAAAGGGGAAACAATCGAGTCTGCTGCGTTGGCAGTTTTCAAGGTGGAAACACCTGAACAGCCTCCACAGACAGAGATGGCTCCGCCAGGTTCACAAGGCCCAGTTGAGCAAGCGCCCCCGTCCCCAGCGGCTCCTGGACAACCTTCTGGCGGGGCCCCTCAACAACAGGGCGGCGCACCAGTAGATTTAGCAACAATGTTAGCAGGCTTAGGGGGATAAAATGGCAACAAGGAAGAAAAAGGTAGTTGATGATGACTACTCAAAACTAGACCAGTATGCCATTGAACTTCACGAATTTTATAAATCTTTGCGTAAAGCAGGATTTACAGTTGATAATGCGCTGTGGATTTTATCCGCACAAGAGATGCGTCCTTCATGGATGGCATCAGCGCCAACATTAGATGATATTAGAAAACACTTAGATGAGGATGAAGACTAATGGCTATTAAAGAGACAGTCTCGGGTGTGGGAAAGAATGCTTCTCGCACTGACAAAAACCTCAGTGAGCGCGTAGCGCGCGTGCAGCGTAATGCTAAAATGCAAAATGCATCTAATGGGTCATACGGTTCTCGTGCAGAATTACAATCTATTGCTGGAGGAGCACCTACAAATGTTCCAACACCACAGGTCAACATGCAACCACAGTCACCTATTTCATCTGTTCCTTCTGTAAATGCATTTGCACCTGGTGCTGGGCTTGAGGGAACTCCTCTTTCAGATGGTGCTCAATTTGGTCCTGGTCGTGATAATAGTGCACAACCAATGCCTGCAACTGCGCCTAATCCAGATTCTATCTTCGTTCGCGCTATGGCTGCAGCAAACCCTGGGTCACGTCAACTTATGATGATGGTTGAGGCGTACAACGAGATGGAAGCCAATTAATGGCAGAAAAATTAACCCCAGCACAGCGGTTAATGGCAATCCAGATGGGTTCACTCACTGGACAAACATACGCAAATTTTAATTCTATTATTAATAAATATCCTAGCATGAGCCAAGACCTTGTTATGTCTATGGTACGTCAAGGATTTGATGCTAATACTCCTGGCATTGATAAAATTACTACAATGGATGGGCTTGCTGCGCTTAAAGCAGATGCCTTTGCAGTTGATAAAATCAAAAGTAGTGTTAAACCTGATCGCGGAATCTTAGGTACTATAACAAATGCATTTGATGAAGTAATCTACGACCCATTTAAGGGTCTTTCACGTTTTACTTTTGCTGCACTTCGTTCTCCTTATGAAATGTATACTGGTATTGTACGTGACATTGTTGCTATACAGCGAGGTGAAAAAGGTGCTGGACAGCGATTACTATCTGACATTGGCCAAGGAGCATTCGGACAAAATACACAACTAGGTCAAATGTTTGGACTTTATAATAAACCTGATGCTTTTAAAAATAATGCTGACCTCACGGCTGCTGGTGGTTTTAAGGGTGCTGGTGGTTTTTCTTGGTCAGAAGGACTTACTGGACAAGGAGAAGGTTTCTTTGTAGCACCTGACTCTCCAGTTGGTCAGGCACAGGCTAAGGCTATGCAGCAGTATGGCCTTATCAACGGCAAATCTTTTACCTTTGGTCGCGGTTTTTTCAGTGGCATTGGTATGAACCCAAATTCAAATGCTTACAGTTTAATGTCTGGATATATGGATGCTGTTTATAGCCTTGCTTTAGACCCTTCAAGTTACATTGGTGTTGGTTCCGTAAAAGGAATTGTTAAGGGTGCTAAAGAAGCCACTGCTATAACTAAACAGTTAGATGGAGTTACTAAGAGTAGCCTTGATAGAATGACCAAGGAGTCAATAGAAACTCTTAAGGCTAACGGCGATGTTCTTGAAGATGCAGTTACAAAAAAACTTTCTACTCCTCATAAGCGTTATGCTCTTAATTTTAAGAAAAAAGAGCAAGAAATTATTGCTAAAGAGACTGAGATTGCAAATGCTCAAATTGGAACCTTTAAGAAACTGCTTAATACTTCCAAAGATATCTATGCTTGGGAAGGTGTAGACAAAGCAGCCGATGCTGTTCTTTCTCCTAATGCACTTGCTAAGTGGTTTGTAGAAAACCCTACAGTTCAGACTGGTGAGTTGAGTAAGGCAATTGCTCTTCTCAGTGCAGATATGAAAAACACTGGCGGATTCTTTGACGGATTCCTTATTATGGATGAAGCACCACGCGCAGGAGCAATTTCTGTAGGTGTTCACGCAGCAGATGAGTTTGCAGTTACCCTTAAGGCTGGCAAAGAACTTAAATTTCTAGATATGTCAGATACATTTCTGAATGCAGATGAAAAAACACGCGTTGCTGAGAGTCTACGCCGTGCTAAGTTTGCAGATGAATTAGATAAATTGGCTAAAAGTACAAAATCTGAAGCAGATTTTCGTATCCTTAATGAACTATCTACTAAATTACGTGAAGATAGTGCTAACCTTGATGGTTTTGTTGGTTCATTATTTTCTATGGGTGACGAATTAACAGCAGGTAAAAGCCTAGGTACACTTATTGGCGAGATTGCACAGTACAAAAACCCTGGTGTTATGGACAAAATTTCTGTTCTAATTCAAAAGGTCTGGCAAGTTGATGGTTATTCAAACATCCGTTCAATTTACGGTGGAACTGGTGGCTTTGTAGTTACTAATACTAAGCGTCTTGCTGCTAAGCGAGCAGAATTTGGTAATGCGGCTGCAGAAGTACTAGACCCAACTGACTTAGGCCCTAATCTAATTAAACTTCTTGATTCAGTCAAGAGTTCAAAAGAAGAACTAGCACGTTTACAGAACGAACTAGATGATATTTTGAATAAAAGTATGGATTTGAAAGATAAAGAAGAATGGTTCAAATTGTTGCGCCAAAAAGCACACGATGACCCAGATATGCTAAGAGAACTTATCCAAGACCCAGCCAATGCAGGTATTAAAAACCTTCTCAAAATGGAACTTGACATTACTGAAAACAACGTACTCATAGAATCACTTAAGGCCCAAATTGGAATTACAGATGGCTTTATGGGTTCAGTTCGTGATACTCCTGGCGTAGAAGATGCTCTTAAGTTTGTTTTTGGTCGTCAGTTTGAGGCTGTTGCTAAGATTGTTGCAGATGAAACTAACCCTGTTCGTCTTCGTCGCTTATTTAATCGTAAGTTAGATGACAATATGATTAAAGAACTTGCTCTTGCTGATAATCTAGATGATGTGTACAAGATAATAGTAAATCAATTTGTACCTGGTGGAGACCCAGTAAAAATTAGACAAGCATTATCTGTTGGCGCAAAGATTGCAACTAATCCTGTTGCCCGTATGGTTCCTGGGGTTAATCTTAATGCAGTTCGCTATGCAGAAAACGTTAACAAGGCTTTTGGTCGTTTTTATATCCGAACCACTGCTCTAAATCTGAATGATTTAACAGCATTAAACAATGGTGCAGAAGACTGGATGAGTTCTGTAGGTATCAAGGGTATTATTGGTAGTAAGACCCGGGAAAAGATTATTTTTGAAACACAAGAGGCTATTTTTAAGGCTGCAACTCCTGCTGAACGTGGCAAGGCTGTAGCAACTGGTATTGGTAAAATTATGGAAGAAGTAGGTCGTGAATTAAAACTCGACCCTGCAGATATTGAGACACTCAAAAATGTTGCTAAAGTTAATGGTCAAATGGAAGCAGCCATTAAGTCATACGCAGCCGATCTATCTATAAACAACGGTGGTGGTGCGGTTCTTAAAGCGGGAGATACAGATATCCGTCTTGAAAAAGGTATCCTTGAGTTTCAACTTGCTAGTGATGTAATTAACCTACCTGATAGCCGTAAGGTTGCAGAAGCAATTTATAAGGCTAAGACAAACATATCTTTATTTGGCAAAGCAAGATCAACAAAAATTGTTATAGAAGAACTTAATGACCTATGGCGTACAGGACAGTTAGTATTCCGTTTCTCATATGTCATGCGCAATATTGCAGAAATGCAAATGCGTCAGTTCTTCTCAGGTCACAACAGCATATTTAATAATCCAGTTGGATTTATTGCTATGGTTATGGCTAATCCAGAAGGTAATGCTTTCCAAAAGGCTCTTGCACAGCGTTCTAAGTATGGAGTTAATGCATTAGGTCAATGGGTTAAATCAACTGATGCCGAAGTAGAACTATCTGCTTCAATTATTGCTCAGCGTGGACTTATGCGTGGCACATCTGTTGGTGACTATGGTAGTTCTGGACGTAAAGCAAATATATTTAAGGCATACCAAGCAGTTGGTACAGAACATCCAGATTATCTAAAGGCACTTGCTTGGACTATTAATAGTTTCTCTGCAGACCGTTTCTTCCCAGATGTTATTCGTGTTCTTGAAAGCGGAAATCCACAAGCAAAGGTTCAATATGTCGATAATCTTATTGCTACATTTGATGAGCCAGGAAACAAGTTAAAAGAATTCGTATCTGCTATTTATGATAACAACGAAGGAATGCGTCAGGTTCTACTTAAGAATCCTGGTCTAGAAACAGGTCCTGGAGTTGTTAAAGAGAATATTAATAAGGATAACATCCTTCTTTGGTTATTTGACGAGACTCAACCATCAAGTTACGCAGGTCAACTTAACACTGTTGCTGGCCAAGGCTCACAACGCAGTGCAGTTATTGATTTAATCCGTGATGGAGAACTATCAATTACAGGTGCAGGTGGCAAAGTTTCAAAGATTTACACTCCTTATCGTATTAAAGGATTAACAACAGAGCAAGTTCTTGCTGCCGAAAAAACTTATATTGCTCGAGTTGCAGCAGCCTTTAAGCCTGAAAACATGCAAGGTTCAGCAGTAACCAATGTAATTGAAAAGTCTATGGCTGATGGCGCATCTGGAAAGTTTAAAGATATTGTGGATAAGTTCTTTAATCTTGCAGCACGCGGTGAAAGTGTAATGAACTTTGGTCCTGAATTTAATGCGGCTTATTGGGATTATATTGTAGGTTATGCAGATATGTTAGATACTAAAGAACTTCAAATTCTTTTGCGTAATGCTAACAAAGCACTTGCTCCTACTTCAAGAGGCGGACGTAAGATTACTGGTCGTGTACCAGGACAACTTCGTATTCTTAATCAGACAGTTAAAAAGCGTCTTAGAAACCCAGATTATGTACATCAAGGTGGAACAACACTTAAAACTCTTGATGGTATTGCCGCAGATCGTGCTTCTGAGTATGTTAAGAATTTATTCTATGATGCTGCAAAGCAAAAACAATGGGCTAATTCAGTACGCATAGTAGCACCATTTGCGCAAGCACATTACAACACTCTTAGCAAGTGGGCTCAACTTACTTGGTCTAATCCATTACCTATCTATAAATTTGGTAAAGCATACGATGCTCTCACTAAAGAGGGTTCAAGTGCTATCTATGAGACACTTGATATGGCATATGATGACAAACAAGGATTCATCTACAAGGATGAACAAACACAGCAAATGCGTTTTAAGATGCCTCTTGTTGGTAGTGTAATTGGTGCACTTGCTGGCAAGAATCTTAACATGAAAGATGCACTGCAGATTACAACACCTGTGGAATCACTTAACCTTGCAGTTGGTTCTCTTAACCCAGTTATCCCTGGCATTGGACCTGCAATAGGAATGGCTTATGAACTTACTGGCAGAAATTCTGCTTTCGGACCAGTAGATGATGTTATCCGTGACATTATTACACCGTTTGGTGAACCTAAGTCAATAACAGATATTGTTGTTCCAGCATGGTTGAAAAAAACATCTAGCGCAATTCTAGGTGACGATGCAACGACATTACGTGGTGTTAAAGATTGGGCATCATACTTGGCATCAACTGGCGAGTATGGAGACAATCCTTTTGCTAATGATGCAGAGCGTATTAGATTATTTAATGATGCTCAGCGTGTCGCTAAATGGGCTGGCGTTTGGAGCGGACTATTTCAGTCTATCAGCCCATCAGTTCCTGTTAATGAGATTTTAGTTGAGATTAAAAATCCTAACAATAAGCAAAATTTCATGACAATGACAATGTTATATTCTGAATATGAAAAGTTAAAGAATAGATATCCTGGAGACCAAACAGCAGCAATTACAAAGTTTGCTGATACATTTGGTTGGGAAAATATTCTAATTGCGGTCAGTGGGACAACACCAGGTTCTACTGGTGGAGCAGATGCATGGACATTCTTAAACAATAACCCAGGTGCTAACGATAAATATGCTCGCCCTAATGAAGATATAATTCCATACTTGTTCCCAGGTGGAGAATATTCACAGAAGTATTACAACTGGCAACTTAAGAGTGGTGCTCGTCGTAAGATGACTACTGCTGAAATCATGCAAGAATCAGAAAATATGGTCTATGCAATGCTTAAGAGTCAGATTGCTCAGCAGCAAATTGCCGGACTCTATACAGCAGATTGGTATACAGAGCAGATTGCTATCCTAAACAAGCAATTTGGTGGTTCTAAACCAGTAGATAATCTTGTTACAGGAGTATCAGATGCTCGTATTGCAGTACTTGATAAGGCTATGTTAGACCCAGCAATCCAGTCATCTTCAGTCTATCCACAGATTTCAGAATTCTATCCGTTATTCAAAAGATATAAAGATTTATTAAACGAAGTCAAGGTAAGCAATTATGCAGAACTTTCATCTAAGGGTGGACTTCCAACATTAATGCGAGATGAACTTGTTGCATTAGGAGAAAAATTAATGAGGGAAAATCCCGAATTTACCCGTATGTATTACGGAATGTTTGATGGCATACTAAAGGAGAGCGATTAATGGCTGATACTAATAGAAACGGTATTCCAGATAACATAGAATCACCAGCATCTCTTGCAGCAAGTCAACCTAGCGCATTTCAAGTAATGTCAAATGTTCAGGGTACTGGAAATCTTAATGCTCCTGATATTTGGTCTAACCCAGATAACTTATTCTATAAGTATGCCTTTGCTGTCGAACCTACTTATAAGGCAGCGGCTTTACAAAATCTTAATCGTTCTCTAAATACTACTCAAGACCCATCGGCTGCTGCTGCTGGATTTAAGAATAACTTTGATTATCTTAATGCTTTAATTGTAAAATCTGGATTAGCAAAAGATACATTAGGTTTTGGTAGTGCTTTAGACAAAGTAATTACTGCATCTATTGGTCTAAATGTGGACCCACTTAGTTTTCTTGAAAACTATAGAGGTTCATTAAAGGGCGCAGTTATAAAGCAGCCAGATACTACAACGCGTTATGCCCAGCAAATTCAAACTGCTATGCAGTTCAAGGACCTTGGCGATGCTCGTCAGTATTACAATGATGCATACTTTGCAGCATGGGGCAAGCGTCCATCTTCTGACTTAGACAAGAAGTTTCAAAACGCATGGAACACGCAAGTTAGAGACCAAGAGGCTCCTACTACTACTAAAACAACAACTGAATACGCTCCTATCTATGATAAGAAGAGCAGTCCAGTCATTGATCCAGCAACTGGTAAGCAGAAGGTTGATAAGTTTGGTAACGCACAGTATTCAAAGATTGCAGTTGACCAATCTGGTCAAAAGCGTTATACAACAATAACTAAGGGAGTAACAACTTCTTCTGGTGAAGGTTTTACTGCAGAAGAACAACAGCAGTTCCTTGCAGATTTCTTAGTGGCTAACAATCCTAATGTTAATTGGAGTGTTGAAAATCTTGGTGGTGCTGCTAAATCACTCTATGATAGTATTAATGCATTTCATAAATCAAATTATACAAAAACTCCAGACCTTGTAGCACTATCATCAGTTATTACAGATGTGCTATCTAACCCAGATGAGCAGGCAGCAGGGGAAGTAATTGCTCAATATCAGACTGGTGTCCGTAAGCAAACTGCTTCTAAGTACATGAGCCTTGCAGAGTATGTTAATGCTGGTGAAAATGCTGATAAATATGTTAAGCCATTGCTTGAGACAGTATCAGCCGCACTTGAAAAGAACTTTACAATAGATGACCCATTCGTAGTTTCTATCCTTAACTTTAAAGATGAATCTGGTACATATCGTGTGCCTAATGCGTTAGAACTTAACAACATGATTATGAGCCATAAAGATTACGGTAAGACATCAAAAGCAATTAATGAGGCTGTTGATTTATCACAGAATCTAAGAAGCAAGTTAGGACGCGGTTAATGGTAGCAAAGTCAGCAGACGAAGCACGCGCAGCGGCAATAGCACGCGCAGCAGCAAGCAAAACTAATAGTACAGTTTATAAGTCCGCAGACGCTGCTCGCGCAGCAGCAATGGCACCAGGAGCATCAGCAAAGGCTGCAGCAACAGCAAAAGCAGCAATGGCGGCAGATGCGGCAGCAAAAGCAGCAGCGGGAAAAAAAGCGTCAACGACAAATAAAAAAGTAGTTACGCCTAAACCTCCAGTTACAAATTCTGGAGTATTCCCAATTAGTGGTCCAACATGGAACCAACTTGATGAGATGTCAAGAACTCAAATGACATCAAGTGGTGCTGCTCCTTCAGGTACAAACCCTATGCTGGGTGGTAATCCTATTCTTGGTGGGAATAATGCTAGTCCTGGTGGAATACCTGGTGGTGCGTCTTCAGATACAAATGTAACACCAACAACTAATATAGATGTTCTTAAGGCTACTCTTCGTTCATTAGGATTTACATCAGCAATTCTTGACTCATCTACATCATTTCTTAACAGCCTTCTTAAGGAAGGTCTTGACTATGACAATGCCGTAGAAATCTTTCTTAATACTAAAGAATATACTCTTAAGAATGGCACAAAGGTTTCATCTCCATTTTATACAGAGTATGGCTATTTGAACGAGGGTCTTGTTACTCCTAAGAGTGCCAGTGAACTCTTTAACTTTGTTGAGGGTACTAAGGAAGTAGTTGACAAGTATAAACTTAGTTCAAAGTATCTTTCATCAGATAGTCTTAAATTATATGTTAAAAATGGTATTACAGTAACTAATATAGCACAACGTGCTGCTATGGCAGAACTTCGTGCATTAGAGGCTGACCCATTCCAAACCGATGCTCTTATTAAACAGGGCTATATTGGTTCTGCTGCAGACCTTAAAGATTTCTTCCTTGACCCTAAGATTGGTCAAGAACAACTAGAACTTAACAAGCAGACTGGTGTATTTACAGCAGAAGCACTTCGTCGTGCTAAGTCTGGTGTAATCACAGATGCTACTCAACTAGCAAAGTTTAAGCAACTCACAGCAACTCTTGCTGCTAAGGGTTACAGCGAAGGTCAGATTGCAAATTATGCTGCAGAAGGATTCCAGAACATTGCTCAGGATATTAATCCGCTAACTAGCCTTACTCAGATTTATGAGAAGGCTGGCGGAACTGTTGCATCTAATGCAGCACTTGCATCTAATATTCAGTCCGATCTTCTTGCACAAGAATTCCAAGGCATGGCATCAGAACGACGTAAGCGTCTTTCTGAACAGAATATCCGTGCCTTCCAAGGCTCAGCAGGAACTGGTTCTACTTCACTAAGAACTGCTGGAACATCAGGACTGCTATAAAAGAATCCCCTCTGGACCCATCGGCCCCAGAGGGCGTAATAGACCGATAGTACAAGCCAAGACAGATACCCCATCTGAATTGAGGTGTGCGATAACTACTAAAAGGGAGACTCGCTATGAGCGAAAACCGCGACAACTACTGGGCAGATGACGAAGACGATGAAGAAACAAGTACACCTGTATTTGAATCAGATTCGGACCTTGTTAAGCGACTACGTAAGCAACTAAAGGCTGAGCAGCGCAGAAACAAGGACCTTGAGACATCATATGGTGAACTCACCAAGGCCCAAAAAGAGCGGATTCTAAAGGATGTACTTACATCCAAGGGTGTCAATCAAAAGATTGCACAGTTTATTCCATCCGATATCGAGGCATCTGAAGATGCTATTAGTAACTGGCTAGATGCAAATGGTGAGGTCTTCGGATACACACCAGCACCTAAGCAGTCAGTAAATCAAAATGATATCGCTGCTATGCAGAAAATGGATTCTGTGTTAACTAATGCTGAGACACCTGCTTCTTCTAACGATTTACAAAATCGTCTTGCTAACGCAGAAACAGAAGAAGAGATTCTATCCATTCTCAGCGGTCAGTAAAAACCGCACACACTAACCAGAAGGGAGATATCTCCAAATGGCAGATGTCTTTTCAACAACAACCTCGGGGTTAGGTTCCAATCTAGTAACTATGGCGTACGACAAGTTGATCGAACTCAACTTGCGTTCAACACCACAGTTCCGCGCAATCGCGGATAAGAAGGTCGGAAACCCAACTCACGACGGTTCATCAATCCGTTTCCAGTTCCACAACGATATTTCTGACACCTCAATCGCAGGTGCCACACTCGATGAAACTGTAGACCCAGATGCAGTAGCACTACCAGCAACTACAACACTAGATGTCGCACAGACAGAACTAGGTCGCGTAGTACTTCCAACACGCAAGTTGTCACTTATGACTCTTGCTGACGTTGACCCATGGATTGCTAACGCAGTTGCGTTCAACATGGCAACTACACTAGATAACGGTATTGCCGCTATCCTAGATGCAGGAACAAACGTTATCCGTGAATCTGCTGGAGCACTATCAACAAGTGCTGCAAAGTCAACAATCACAACAACAGACACATTCAAGGGACGCGACGTACGTTACGCTGTAACAAAGTTGCGTGCTTCAAATGTTGTTCCTCGTGGCGGAATGTATGTTTCATACATCCACCCAGAAGTTTCACATGACCTACGCACAGAGACAGGTAACAACATCTGGCGTACACCACATGAGTACCAGAATGCTGGTCCACTACTTGCTGGTGAACTTGGCGCATGGGAAGGTGTCCGTTTCATCGAGACACCACGCATGACTAACACTAACACAGGTGCTGCTCAGACAGCACTTGCTACTGCTCCTGCAGTAAGCGGTGCTTCAGGTGCGTTCACAATCGTCGTTGCAAACGGCGCATTTGGTGGACTTGCTGAGGTTGGCGATGCTATCTCAGGTACTAACGTAGGTACAAGTGCTTTGATTACAGCAATCTCAGTTGGTGCATCAAACACAACACTTACAGTGTCTGTCGCTAACTCAGGAACTGTTGGAACAAACACACTTACAGTTACTCCAAAGGCACGTGTTTACAACACTTACGTACTAGGACAGCAAGCACTTGCTGAAGCAGTATGGAAGGAACCAGGCATTGAG